CACGATGTAAAGCCCTTTGACCCCAACACACATGATGAAATAGATTGGGAAGACGCTAATCAGATGATGTTAGAACAAGGGGCGCATTTAGCAGAACCTTACAGGGGAGAGTGAGGCGTATGGCTGTAGGTAAGAATCTCGCAACTGGTCGATTCGATGCCGACCAAGATTCTGTTATGAAGGTCGTGCGTAAGCCACGCTTCGTAGATAACGCTGTCAGACATGGTGAGTACACACGAGTCAAAGCAGGATTTGCTGTCAACAAACCTACTGCTACAGATTTCGTTCCTACCGCTGAGAGAAAGTACAAGTTAATTGAGGAAGAGGATACTGTCCGTTTGCTTCACAACCCTACAGATAGCATTCGATACGAAGGTGCTGTTTACTTCGACAAAGACAAAGTAAGCACTTCCAGTACACTACCTGCACTGTTAGTAGGTGCTGAAAACAACGACCAAGCGTTAGTGGTATCTCAGATAAAAGACGCTAACAAAGGTACGAGGTATTTGGTTGAGAATCTAAAAGGGCAAGAATTAGCCAACATTGGCTTCACCAATAAAACCATCCGTTTTGCTCAGAAAGTGGGCGTGGGCTTGCGAACTTCTGACTTGGCAGTTAGAGTAGCAAAAGCAAACACTTCATCAATCAACGGAGTGAGAGCGAGGCTACCAAGTTCTACTTTCCTTGCTCAAGACTTCTATGGTGTCGAGGCATTCAGCGCACTCAGATACCTCGCAAAGCACGATGGCTATAGCCCTCGTGGTGACAGGTATGGGAATGTCTGCTATTTCCCTCAGAATAGAATAGAAAGAGAATATCTGTTGACTGAGAACAGAGTAGTAGGAGGTACTGTTGATGACAATAACGAAACCACTCCTAACAGAGTAGTCGTCAGAGGAAAAGCAAGAGCCAACAATCATCAAAATACAGTACAAGTAGATGACTTTGGTAGACAAGAAAACGGCATAAACGAAGTACCGGGTGGCATACATGCTCCTACAGCAGTTACCAAAGCCAGTGCTAAGTTGATAGGTCAGCGTATGCTAAAGATGGCAAAAAACGCTACAGGCTCTCGTAAGTTAGTAGATGTCCTGTCTGCTACACATATGCATCCGGGCGACATGGTATCTTACCAATCAAGAACTGATAACGAAAGATACATGGTACTGGGAACCAAGTTTGACTTAGATACAAGAATGAGTGAACTTCATGTCAACTCTGTAGATGTGACATTAGAAGATGTATTACAGCGTTTCCAAGAAATAGACATCAGTGGTAATTTAGAGGCTAATCAAGAAAGAAATAGACAGTTCTCAACAGAAGAGTTCTCTACATCTTTTGGCTTCAAATTCAAAGTGACTTGGCAAATATCTGAAAGAGTAGATATGAACCGTGGAGTAGGATACACTCTTGGTATGAACAGGCGCAATTCCATACACGGAGATATATTCTTTGAAAGCACAGGTGTACTAATCAATAACGCTGGCGGATATGCAATTGGTACTTCTTCATTCACAGTTGATGGAGTGAATGCTACCAGCGTATTTACCACTGATAATCAGGCTGTTTACACTGCGAATGGTAATAAGTTAGGTCACATTAACTTAGCCGGAGTAGGTGCAACTACGGTGGTAATCAAATCTGCGAGTGTACATCCAATCGCTGATAACGAAGAAATATTCATACTATCTACACAGACCAATCCTGAATCAAGGAATAGTCGCTTGAAGATAGGTACGATACACAGTAATTATTTGAACACGAGGAGGGGATGATTTGCCACTATTAGACGAAGGAACAAGATTTTTGATTGACACTCTCAAAGACAGGATAAACGAAGTTGTCTTTGGATTTGACGGAACTATTGCTACTCAGCAAGACGGAGGTATAGGAAATCCAGCCGTAGTGGTGACTCCTAATGTTAGAGTAGTAGATGATAATACTCTCATTGTACAAGCGAAACTGGCATTAGATACTACCTTCACCCGCCCTCTGAGGGAAGTAGTTATTCGCTATAAGAATCCGGCAGATTCTACCGATACTACAGATTTTATGAGATATACTTACAACGCTATCCAAAAGAATAGCAATAATGAAATAGAATTTTCAGCAATAATAGAGGTGACAGCATGACCAATCCGAAAGCAGGGCATACAAGCGCAAGTGGAATGACAAATGACTCTCAAGGTTTGAGAGATGGTGATGGACTTACCAGTCCGAGCCTAACTAATCTTTACGAAGGATTACACGGTAATGGTATACTTAGACTCGGTGACGGAGCGAAGGGAGATTCTCTTAGAAATAGCATAATCGCTAACACTCCCGGTTTCATAGAAACGACTGCTACTCAGGGTGAACTGAAAGTATACGGTGGCTATTGTGTATTAGACGGAGTATTGTACAAATTCGCTAACGGACCCGGCAATCATGAAACATTTGTTTTAGGGACTACAGGTGCAGGTGCTAACCATAGTGGTGATTTACCAAGCGTACCTGCCTCTAACAGCGATGTATTTGTCGTAGTATATCTTGTAGGTAGGAATACGCCCGAAGCGCATCTCATGTACGAGATGGGTACTCCTGCTGCACCATCAAGTGGTACTCCTTTGATTCCTAACCGATTCTTATCTAACCCAAGTATAACTGGTAATACTGATTTGAATCATCAAACTACTGTATTAGCAGTCTTGAGATATACAATGACTGGAGGAGCAGGTAGCGTCACCAGTTCTCTTAGCACCACTCCTACAATAAATGACAGAAGAGCATTCATTAGGCAATCTCCTGTCTATTTGACTCCTATGACAAAGGGTTCGATAGGAAATGTAGACGCTACTAATATAGTGACCGACCCTGATGGCTTCTTCCCATCACCCGAAGACGGTGACTTTGGTGGTAGTACTTTTGGCTCAATTTGGATGAGTCACATGGAAGATGTAGCGGGGAACAAACACGCTGTAATTTATGCAGCGACTCCTCGTAATCTCAACACTACACCTGCTACTAATACTCACATATTGGGACCTGATAGATTAGAAGTACAGACTACTACGGGTAATATTACATTTGAGTTTAACGAAGGTAATGTATGGATTATAACAACCGACACTAATCGTACAATCAATCCAGTAGGTAATTATCCCGTAGGTCATACTGTGGAGATACATCACTCAAGCGGAGCGCACACTCTTTACTTTGATTCCACTGTAGGTGGACACAGTACTACTCCAATAAATGTAAACATACCAGTAGGTAGTTTTGGTAAATTTATCTATGACGGCGCAGATTGGAAACAGTTGCACTTAGGTTCTACCACAGTAGTTTCTACTCCTTCATCGGGCGCATCAGGGTTGGTTCAACTCTCTGACGGTTCAGGTGGTTTTACCAGCGATTCTGATTTATCTTGGGATAGTGCATCTAATGAATTGACTATTAATGGTAAATTAACTGTCACAGGGCTAATTGACCCAACAGGACTTGAATTAGACCCTGTAGGTGCAAATCCCGGTGGAGTTGCTGCTAACACTCTATGGTTAGACAGTGGTGCATCTAATCGGCCTAAAATTGGCACTAACGCAGTTATGCGAGCAAGTGACAACATAAGTGAACTTAACAATGATTCGGCATTCATTGATTCTGCTGGTGCGCCTGTACAAAGCGTAAATGCTGCTACAGGTGCAGTAGTTTTGGATGCTGATGATTTGGCTGACGGTGCTTCAAATGTAATGATGACAACTGCCGAGCGAAGTAAATTAACAGGTGTGGCGACAGGGGCTACTGCTTACGCTGATGCAGATGCTGTTGCCGCAGTTGAAGCAGAAGCAACTTTAGATTTAACAGGAGATGTGACGATTGCAGCAGGTAAGGACTTAACAGTTGATACTAATACACTTCATGTTAATGCTTCAAACAATAGAGTAGGAATAGGAACAAATAGCCCTACAAGTGAACTACATGTTCAAGGGGCGAGCAATCCTACAATAAAAGTGCAAGAAACAGGGCAAACAGGACATACTGAATTAACTTCGGTAGTTGATTCACAAACAAGATTCAAAGCAATTAATAATACTGCATCTGAACCTATTACATTTGATATAAGTCCTGTTTGCACCGCAACAGGAACCGACCAAATACTTAGAATCTTTAGAGATTCTCAATCAGCAGTTGATGGTAATTTTAGAATTAATCGAGTTGGAACTACTGCTTCTGTTTTCCATGTTTATTCCGACAAAGACGGAACAGACCACAAAATGACAATGGATGGTAAAGTCGGCATTGGAACTACTTCTCCCGATGCACCACTTCATGTTGAAACAAGTGGTGCGGGAGATGCAGTAATAATAGAATCAACAGACGACGGGGCTACCGAAGCACCCGATTTAGTATTGTATAGAAATTCG